AAAAACCGCAATAGGTATAGGCAAACTACTTTCCAACTTTCACCTTGATTTAGAGAAGGTTGGTTATTACTTAGCCAAAGCCACACCATATTTAGTTTATCGCAGGGCACTTGAAGTATTAGAATCAGCACAATTCCAACAAGACATAGAGGAACAGAAACGGATAGAGTATGGAAAATATGACAAACTTTACTAACAAATGTGAGATACTAGGACAGTTCTATTCCCAATACCGAGAGGTAAAAGATTTCCAAGACTTTATAGATTTTAATGACTTAGGTTTGCCTCTAGCATATTTTGTATCAGAAGATTTAGTTGAGGTTTCTGATGATGGTGTTAGATATATAAATGAAACATGGGATTTATTTATTGCATCATTGGAAATAAAGGATACAGGGTTTGACAATTTAGAAGATGTGTTTTTAGCAGCAGGTCAATCTCAAGAGTAAGAGCTTGGGCCCCTGCGGGGGGCCGGGGACCTATATGCCAAACCTTAAAACCTTATTACGATAAAGACATTACGATCCCAAACCTTATTTCCCAGAAATACATTAAGATGGTTTTCTAAAAAATCGCTGAAAGTTTTCAAACCTTATATAAGGTGTATAATGTATACATGAGTCCAAGACATTTTTCTAGTAGATATGGACCTTATTTCCGTAATGATGGTTTTACAAGACACAATGATTATATACCTCCTGCTAAGGTTTCTATTATAGATAGGGTTAAAGCTTTCTTTAAGTCCCGGGCCAAAAAGCAAAACTAATAACCTAATTAGACATTACGACAGGCGCCAAAAAATCCCAGAAAGTTTTGCGGGATCTAAAAATCAATACACATAATACCCCCTATATAAAACAATAGAATATCAAACCTTTTCTCCTGGTTTTTAAATATTTATCAAACCTTTTATATATTTTTTCCTGGTTTTCTGGGCAAATTTGGATATTTTTTTATAGGGTTTTAAGGTTTGACAAACCATTATATATGTGGTATAAGGTCATATTGGATATAAAGGTTTGACATATAAGGTTTGGTATGGTAAGGTTTGGCCGCCAGACATTACGAAGCCCCTTATAAAATCGCTCAATAACCCATTTCCCTCCCTTTTCCTCCACCAAAACCATATATTAAAAATATCAGTAAGATTTATATGTGGATAACCTGTGGATAACTAACATATTTTAGGCTATTTACATGTGGATAACTATCTGATATGATGGGTATATGAAACAACTTCTTATAGGATTATTACTATTATTTCTCTTTGCTAACTACATGGCATATCTACAACATCTACGTATGACTCAATAATTTCCAGGGGATAAACAATCCTGGCTATCTGGGATATAGGTCATATCCGTATATCTGGGGTGTATTACTACTAGGGGTAATAGTGCTTCTTCTTGACTTTCCCCCGAAAATTTGAGATAATAGATACATGTCTATTAAACAAGTTAGAACAAAAAACAATACCTATAGCACTGTCAAGTATGATAGTGAAGGAAAGATCTTAACCCCAAGCAGACTAAGAGAGCTTAGAAAACTTAAAAAGGTTGCTAAAGAACTTCCTAAAAAGAACCATAAGAAGAAAACTAAAAGCTCTAAATGGATTAGGCTTGAAAGCAAGTTTGAGGGGGTCTGCTGTGCCTGCAACAACAATATCTATACTGGAACAGAAATCTTATGGAACAGAAAAAATAAAAAAACTAAGCATAGATTTTGTGCTACCGTATGAAATGTAAAAAATGTGGGATGGAACAGGAAAACCTTGAATATTGGATTGTTCATCAAACCATGAGTGATAATACTATTTGGTGTGCTAATGCCAGATCTAAAAGAGTTGAAGATATAACTACCGATATTGTTAATAGATATAGGGCTGCAGTTAGATCTCAATATGGGAATAAGAAAAGACATAGGCAATAGGAGATATTAACCGATATTGCCCGTGTAGGGCATAGGGTGGTTTGTTTGTCTCTATTTTGCGCCGAACTTTAAATTTGATATAATGTTAATATGAAAATTCTTGTTCTTGCCCAATCCCGTTCGGGATCTACGGGCTTTCAGGCATGGCTAAAGTCTGAGTTTAATGAACCCGTAATGCTTGAACCATTTAACCATAACAGGCTTCCACAGGAAGAGCTTGACCTCCAACTAGAAACAGTTAAATCTGATGATGGACTTATCTTAAAATTTGTAGACAATATGTATTTAGATATGCCACACATAAACGATGTTAATGTTCTTATGGGCTACTTTGATAAAGTCATTGGCCTAACCAGAGAAAATGATTACGATTGTGCTTACAGCAGGCTAATGAGTCATCTTTCAGATGATTGGAGAGGATCCCGTCAAACCATAAAAGTAGATCAAGAAACAATAGACTCAAACCTTTTCCTAATGGATGAGTATACTAAACATGCTCAGCATCATAAGGCTTACATTAGATCGCTACCGATTTTTCAAACCACATATGAAAAAATATATCAGGATAAAGATGTTAAGGACCTTATAGACTATTTAGAGATTGAGCCTAAGCACTTAGATTATCTATTTGAGAATAAAAATGTTACCAGCAACTGGAACATGAAGATGTATGAATACCACAAGCCTGTGATAGAATAGATATATGGAAGAAAAATGTTTTTATTGTAATAGGCCTGCTACTCATAACGATTTGGTTAAAGTGGGAGACGACTATAAGGTTGCTAATGTGTGCCTAAAGCATATATCTTTTAGTCTTACCAGCTAATATACTAAGAATAGTTATAGTCGTCTGAAGCTTTAAACATATGTGTTGAATAATGAGAATACTTTTTTCTTAATGTTTCTTGATCATCATGTAGAAAACTCTCAATCAGTTTATCTATTGGACCATCTTGCTTGTTTAAGTAATCTAATATAAGATGTGGGGCATCTCTGAATATTAAGAAGGAAGCATCAATATCTTCTGTTTTACACATCTTTATGGTCTGATCAGAGGAGATTCTTTCTTCTTCATCCCCGCCAAGAATAATAAGATATTCAGTATCTTTTGCAAACTTAATAGTATGATTAACTAAATTTTCTATTCTGTCAACAAAAAACTTAAAGTCCCCATTAAATCTTTTGGGATCAACATTAAGTATTGTGTATTGTGGTCCTATGGCTAAGCACTTTTCAACCTTTATAAAATTAGAAAGATAGACAGCTTCAAACCCACCCATAGACATTCCAGTGGTGTAAACCTTTTTATCTTTAATTAAATCTTTAATTTGTTCTATCACAAACTCTGCTGTAAAGTTATTAAAAAAACTAACTTCTGAGTCAACAATATGTATTATGTTTTTATCATTCTTTGTATAAAAATGTAGGCTCTCCCTTGGCATTCTAGGAAGTGCCATAGCAAAGGCAAATATGATTATTACAGAGTCTGAGTCATTGTCTATGTGAGATATTGTAATATTTTTATCTGCATAGATACTTTGTTTTTTTTCATTTATTTCTTCTATGGTTAAATTTCTGTATGTTTGTTCAGGCATAATATAAAGTATACCAGAGAAGTTTGGTCCTTGACAGCAAGGTTTTGTATAGATATAATAGATATATGAATGCACCTAAGATTATGAATATGGACTGGAGAGCCTTGGGCTATTGGCCAGTATGGAAAAATGGTAAAAAGATATGGGTTAAAGATGAATCCAAAGATTAAATATATGACTTATGATTTTTATGCAGGTGAGTGGCATGGCAATTGTGGTGCTTGTTTTACTGACTTATTTGCCCCCACAAAATCAGAGTATTTAATGCAATTTTCAAAACACACACACTCAGATAAATGTTTGGGTGGATACTAAAACATATCGTTTGACTTATGTAGCAAAATAGTGTATGCTTATAAATAACAAAGAAAGGTAACAAAATGTCAAATCCAATTATAACAATGACAGGTCGTATCGGAACAGAACCAGAAATGATTAATTATTCTGGCGGTAAGGGAATTAAATTCCGTATGGTAACAAGTGATAGAGTTAAGAACAAATCTGGAGACTGGGAAGATAAAGATACTTCTTGGTGGAATGTTGAAGCATGGTCAAGAGTAGCAGAGCAGGCACAACATGTTCTTAAAAAGGGTCAAGAGATTACGGTTGTGGGAACTATTAGAGAAGAGTCTTATATTGATAAGGCTGGCAATAATAAGTTTGTTACTCAAATTAAAGCTAACAACATTTCTGTTAGTGTTTATAGCCTACAAAAAAACTTAGTTGGATCTGCGCCAAGTAAAGATAACTCTTGGAGCGTTGATGGTGACAGCCCATTCTAAAATGTTTTGCTCTGTTTGTGGAACTAAGCTAATTAATTCAGACTGCAATAGTTGTTTTAGTAACTCTAATGCGTTAAAAGAATTTGAGGATGAGGATGACTAACTGGACTGAAGAACTATCTGATGAACATAAAGAACAGATTTGGCATTTTATTGTCGAAACTGTTAAAGATATTCGTGAACAAATTGCTCAAGACATTGAGGCTACTAACGGTCTTTGGAAACAAACTAGTGCTGGTAAATCTAGGAAAACTCAAAAAGCATTTGCAGTATCTGCTGCAATCGCAAGGGGACAAAATGAAAAACTATAGGTTAGGGGGATACCAGTGATAAGTGTATTAATAGCAATAGCTTCTTTTGTTGTAGGATATGTTGCATGTTATTTTATTATGACACATAATGTAGATCAAAAAAAGTAATATGAAAATTTGTAGTAAATGTAAAATAAACCTAGAGGATTCAGACTATTCTCCTTCCTCTGGGGGAAAATATTTAAGACCAGAATGTCGCAATTGTGCTAAAAAACTTTCTAAAGAAAGAACAGAGTTAAGAAAACTTTATGGATACCCGAAAGATGGGTATGTGTGTCCAATTTGTCTTAAAAATGAAGAAGAGTTAATAGGAACTGGTGGCAATGCAAGTGTTTGGGTAGTTGACCATAACCACACTACAAACACATTTAGGGGTCATTTATGTCATAATTGTAATCGAGGCCTTGGAGTTTTTCAGGATGATCTTAATAGATTACAAAGAGCAATAGACTATTTAATTGGCAGCAATAGCTCAGTTGGTTAGAGCCCCGAACTCATAATTCGGTCGTCGTAGGTTCAAGTCCTACTTGCTGCACCAATAAAGATTATTAAAAATTTGTGGTATAATTTGGTATGGAGGAAAAATGAACTATACTCAACCGATTGAATTTCCAGGACTAGAAAACGTAATAGAAAATGTAAACTTATATAAACAAAAGTTTTTAGATGATTCTATTGTTGTTTTTAGAAATGCCAACCTAACTTACGACGATCAGTCGTTTTTACATTCTTCTTTAGGAACACCTTTTATTTATTACATTGACACTGAAGGTGACGACAGAGCAGCTAGATATATTGAAAATCATTCTGAAAGAAATTTAATTGAAACAGCAACATCTAATGATATTTTGTTGCCTTGGCATATAGAACATCTTTACGCAGGCAATTCAAAAGTAACAGCAACATGGAATATGACAAAATTTACTACAGATATTGAAAATGGAAAAACATACTTTATAGATTGTGAAAAAGCGTATAACGCAATGCCAGAAGAATGGAAAGCTTTTTTAAATGCTTGCAAGATCAATAACCCAAACCCAGCAACTGATGAAAATTTAGATGACTTTTCTCCAATTGTAAATCATTGGATTACTGGAAACCCAACACTTAGACTTGCACCTAGAAAAAATAACAATAGTGGGTCTACACTTAGATCTGTTTATAATAGAGAAGCAACAGAACTTGAAAAAGCATTGTTTGAAGAAATCTTTACTTGGTTTGGCAATTACGTTTATGACAATGAAGAAGAAAGAATTGTCCATAAATGGCAACAGGGAGATCTTTTAATTGTTGACATATTTAAATTAGCCCATGCCGTTACTGGTGGATTTAGCCCAGACGATAGAGAATTTATTGGTATGTGGGGATTTAAGAATCCAACAGTTCCAAGCAACACTTTGCCTTAAAAATACTTTTAAGCCATACTTTATCTATTATTTGTAAAAACCAAGAACAACTGTGTGGTAAAATAAACTATGGAGAAAAATGAAATATACTGATCCAATAGAATACCCAGGCATGGACTTTTTTTTAGAAAACATGGAAATGTATAGGGAAAAATTTTTAAATGATTCTATTCTTGTTTTTAGAAATGCAAATTTAAACCTTACAGAGCAATCATACTTACACAAAGAATTGCGAAACGTCTTCAATTTTTATAATTTTAATAATGCAACAGATAAATTGCACAAATATGAAGAAGACCACTCAAAAAGACAACTAATTGATGTAGCGGGAACTAATGACATTCTATTGAACTGGCATATGGAGCATACATATGAAAGCAATCCCATAGTTATCTCAACCTGGAATATGATAAATTTTTCTACTGACCCTGAAAATGGAAAAACATATTTTATGGACTGCCAAAAAATTTATGAAGATATGCCACAAAATTGGAAAGATTTTTTAATTAGTTGCAAAGTAAATATTCCCTTTTTTACTGACACATTTAGGCCTGATGACTACTCTCCAATTCAATCCCATTGGATTACCTCAAGCCCATCAATAAGAATGATTATTGGAAAAGAGTCTGGCAAAATTAATAAACTTATGTCTGTAAATAACAACGAGCCAACACAGTCTGACAAAGATTTATTTGAAGAAATTTGTTTTTGGATTGGTAACTATGTTTATAATAATGAAGAAAGTAGAATTGTTCATAAGTGGCAACAAGGAGATTTGGTTATTCCAGATTTGTTTAAGCTAGCTCATGCTGTTACTGGAGGCTTTTCTCCAGAAAATAGAAAATTTATTGGCATCTGGGGTTTTAAGAATGCAGTAGATACAATCGATGTTTCATAAAGATGGATTTAAAAAAATAGGTGAAGGCATATATATTTATAATAATTTTGTTACAGAAGACGAATGTAACTATATTGTAAATATTGCCGAATCTTTTTCGGAAAATGAATGGTCTGGAAGATTTAATACATCTGAAGAAGGTCACAAAGCATTAACTGTAGATATAGATCTTATATCCCAAATAAAAAAAAGATTATCAAATAAATTAGAAAAAGGAATTTACCTATCGGAAAACCTAAGTGTTGTTAGAATGAAAAAAGGAGCAACGTGGGGGCTACATTCTGATAATCACGACTCTTTAAAGATTAGAGAAAAAAGTAAACAGTATAAAGATGGAGATGAGTTTACTTTAGAAAAAAACAACTTATGGGGAGTAATTATGTATTTTAATAAATTTGAAGGGGGAAATTTATACTATCCGAATCAAAATAAAACTTATCAACCTAAAAAAGGTGATCTTGTAATACACAGTGCAGAAGACCATTGTTTGCATGGTGTAAATGAATTAAAAAGTGATGTAAGATATTCTAATTCTAGTGACTTATTTAATTTAATAAAAGTGCCAAAAGGCATTTAAACCTGTTCATGTTTTGTAGGACTGTTAAACATTCTAGACAGCACTTTATCAAGTGCTAAACCAAAAGCTTGATCTTCAGTAGAAAGAAATGTTGAGTGCTCTGTTATTTCATTTGATCTGGCTGAATGCCTTTTATTTGTATAAATCTTAACATCTTCTATTTGACTTCCACCAACATTATAAACGTTTCCATACATTGATCTCCATAAACAACTAGGATATTTAGATATAATATGTTTTAGTTTTTCTTTTTTCATAAGCATTGGTATATGTAATTCATAGTCAAGTGGATCTTTTATTCCACACCCAAATAATTTATCTCTTGTTAGCATTAATTTTTTAATATACATTGATGATCCAGTTATTTGTATATACCTATCTATTTTAGTAGACAACAAACCATTATAAAAATGATCTATTTTATCTATCTTTTTTATAATAAAGAAATCATCATTCATTAAAATAAATTCTTCTGATATTTCATTTGAATCACATATAGCGTGTAGATTATTAATAGCATTGGCATACTTGTGATGGTTTTGTTCTATGGGTATGTAGTTACCAGAATACCATCTAGGTTTACCGCCAACTAGCCAAATGTTAGCATCTGGAAAACTATATAGGACAGACCTGATAGAGTATCTTAACTCTTCATTGTCCCCAGGCTTACATATATAAACAAAATCCATAACCACCACACCTTTTACATAATTATAGCAGAATCTGGTATACTTATATCAATACAGGATTGGGTGGATTTAGTGGCAAATATAGTTTTTCTTGGTAACTTTGAAGTGTCTTATAGTAGTGAAAATCATCATGTTAAGTCTTTAGAGTCTCTTGGGCATACCGTTCAAAAAATGCAGGAAAAAAAAGCTGGTAGTTCTGAAATATTAAATGCAGCATTAAAGTCTGACCTATTTATATGGGTTCACACACACAGATGGCAAACCCCAGGATCTAGATCTATGACGGATGTATTAAAAGAATTAAAGTCTGCTGGCATACCTACCATGACATATCATTTAGATTTGTGGTTTGGCATTGAGCGTGAAAAAGATTTAAAGAATGATGACTTTTATACAAACATAGGTCACTTTTTTGCCACAGATAAACTAATGTGTGATTGGTTTAATAAAAATACAGAGGTTGTGGGACATTTCTTGCCTGCTGGAGTTTATGATCAAGAATGTTATATTCATGAAGACTACGATTCAAATAATTTTGAAAATGATATTATATTTGTTGGCAGCAAAGGCTATCATCCAGAACATAAATATCGCCCAGAGCTAATAGATTTTTTAAGAAAGACATACGGTAAAAGATTTTTACATGTTGGTGGAGATGGCGATACTGGGACAGTTCGTGGCAATGCTTTGAACCGTATCTATGCAAAAAGTAAGATAGCCATAGGTGATAGTTTAAACATTAATTTTAACTATCCTTACTACACTAGTGATAGACTGTTTGAAAGCACTGGTCGTGGTGGTTTTACTATCTACCCTCGGATTAAAGGACTTGAAGAATATTTTAAAGATGAGCAAGAGATTATATTTTATGAGCATGGAAACTTAGAAGACTTAAAGAATAAGATAGATAACTACCTAGTGCATAATATATCAAGAGAAACTATAAGACTTGCAGGGCACCAAAGAACTAAAAACGAACACACATATGTCCATCGTTGGGCATCAATTATAAAGGAGCTAGGACTATGATTTTTATTGAAAGGTCAGATATTAAATGGAAAACAGTTCCATATTTACGTCAAGGACAAACAAAAAACTATGACTATAGACTAAAACTTAATGAGCCATTAGCAAATTGGGATGTGTGGGACTATTGGGAAAGTGAAAGAGTCTATAGTATGCAAAAACATTTAAAAAAGGGTGATATATTTTTTGATATTGGAACAGAATCTGGATGGTGTAACTTAGCCTACGCCAATATTGTTGGCCCAGAAAACATGGTATTAATTGAGCCAACTCCTGAGTTTTGGGCAAATATTCATGCATTATGGTATAAAAATTATTCAGTAGATCCTTTAGCCTGCTATGCTGGACTTATTAGTAATGAAACAACAGATACTCGTAAGGGCAACACCCTGAATGCCTGGGGAGACAAATATCTTGGGCCGATAATTGATAGGAATAAGTATATATATATTCATGATAACACAGAAAATATACCAATGATTAAATTAGATGATTATGTTTCTGAAGTTGGAATTGTTCCGAATGTTTTAAATATTGATGTAGAAGGTGCAGAGCTTTTAGTATTTAAAGGTGCAGAAAATACATTACGAAACAACAACTTAAAAATATTTGTATCTATTCATGATGATTTAGGTATGCGTGATTATAATACAACTCCTGAAGATACAATATCTTATTTAGAATCGTTTGGCTATGTCGGAGAGTTTTTGGCAAAAAACCATGAAGCACATTGGTATTTTGAAAAGAAATAATAAATGATAAGGGCATATCTATATTCTTTTGATGAAAAAGACTGTGCTTCCGACAAATGGGATTATGGTTTATTAAAAGAAATATTTGATAAGTATAGTATTGAACAGATAAAAGTAAACTCATTACCAGATGCTGATCGTGCATTTGTTGTTGTTCCTGGACCACAAAATCTTGGTCATGAGGAAGATGTTAATAAAGAGTTACAAAAAATAGGCAGAGTAGTTTTATTTTTTACAGGAGATGAAGAAGTTAGGTTTGATTTAAGTAAGATTAATCATCCTAACATAGAAATATGGATACAGACTCCTCATAAGAAACATAAAAAATATAACAAATTGCCATTAGGAACTCCACAACACTTAAAAAACTCTGTCCCAGAATATACTGAAAAAAAATATGATATATATTTTGGTGGACAGATAACACATTCAAGACGACAGCAGCTATCTGATGCTATGAAAACCCTTTCTAATGCCCTTTTTAAGCCTACAAAAGGCTTTGCCCAAGGTGATCATCCAAAAGACTATTACGCCAACCTTGCAAGCGCAAAGATAGCCCCATCACCTTCTGGTGCAGTTGTAATAGAATCTTTTAGGTTTTATGAAGCTTTAGAAATGTTGTCTTTACCAATAGTGGATGCTGTTGATCCACAAGGAAATGTTATTAAGTATTATGACTTTGTTTTTGAAGGTGAAACACCAATAAAATCAATAAAGAATTGGCACTCATTAAGAACTGTAATTCCTGAATTATTAAATAGCTATCCTCAAAATATGCACGATGCTGTTTGTTGGTGGATTAAATATAAAAGAGATCTTGGTATTAAAATTATGAGGCAAATTAATGCATAAAAGAGATGTAACTATTGTAATAGCAACCTCTGTTTTACCAAGTCATCCCAGCACATCTATTATTGATGAAACAATTGCTGCCATAAGATTGCATTTTCCAGATAACGAAATTATTTTACAGATAGATGGATTGCGTGAAGAAAGGATGTCACGTAAATTAGATTATGATGAGTATAAGAATAGAGTATTATGGAAATGTCTTCACGAATGGAAAAATGTTTTACCAATAATTTTTAATGAGCATAGTCATCAGACTACAATGATGAAAAAAACTATTAAATTTATTGACACTGCAGCAATGCTTTATGTTGAAGGTGATGCTCCATTAACCACTGATTGTGAAATTGATTGGCAAAAATGTTTAGACATGTTAGAAAATAAAAAAGCTAATACTATTCGTTTTCATTTTGAAGCACAGATTCCAGAACCACATAAACATTTAATGTTTGGTTTAGAAGATTGCTTTATGAAAACTGCACAATGGAGTCAGAGGCCTCACTTAAGCACTGTAAGATATTACAAAGATGTTGTTTTACCTTTTTCTGATGAAAGAACCTTTATTGAAGATAGATTTCACGGTAAAATTCAAGATGATTGTTTGCCTTATGATACCTTTAGTGAAGAAGGTTGGAGTTATCACAAGCTTTGGATCTATCATCCAGAAGGGAATATAAAAAGATCATACCATTTAGATGGTCGTGAAGGAACTCAAAAATTTACTACAGATGATAAAATATGGGGATATAAAGAATGAGATTAGGAATTATAGCAAGATCTGACAATACTGGTTTAGGTAATCAGACTATGGAACTTGTTAAGATGCTTAATCCTGATAAGATTCTTTTAATAAATTCCCAGTTTTTTAATAATAATAAGCAACATCCTGAATGGTATAAAGATTATAATGTTATTGAAACTAAAAAGGGTATGCCTAGAACCAACGAAGTGTTAGCATTTTTAGAAAACATCGATGTTGTTATTAGTTGTGAAACCTTTTATCATTTAGAGTTGGTTGATCTTGCTAAACAAAAAGGGATTAAAACTATACTTCAGTATAACTACGAACTATTCGGTCATTTAGCACACCCAGAATGGACTTTGCCAGATGTATTGCTTGCTCCTAGTATATGGAACTTAGATGTAATCGTGCAAAAATTTGGAAACAAAACACAAGTAATGCATCTACCACCACCAACAGATCATGCTTTATTTAATCAAGCAAAAGAAATAAATCTATCCAAAGATCATAGGCGTATACTACATATTGCTGGTAAGAAAGCTGCAAAGGATAGGAACGGAACTGAAAGTATTCTTAAAATGATTAAATATTCTAAAGAAGATTACGAATTAGTTATAAAATCACAGACACCTTTAAATCTTATCTGTAATGATTCAAGGGTAAAAATTGAAATAGGAAATCCCGATAATAGACAAGATATGTATAGTGGGTTTGATGCTATGGTTTTACCTAGACGCTATGCTGGTCTTTGTTTGCCTATGAACGAAGCTCTTATGAGTGCCCTGCCAGTTTTTATGACTAACATATCACCCAATAATGCAATTCTACCATCGCAATGGTTAGCTGAATCGGGACAGATTGATAGTTTTAGAACAAAATCAATGGTTAATGTTTATGATGCAAAGTCAGATAGTCTTGCTAGAATTATTGATAAATATATTAAAACTAATGAAAAAAATGAAATCAAAGAATTCGCATACAATATTGGTATAAATAATTTTTCTGTTGATAGTTTAAAAAACAAATATTTAGATATTATAAATAAATAAAAAGGCCAGCCCATTTCTAGACTGGCCCTCTAATAGAAGATATTACTTCTTCTTTGTTGTTGTTGCCTTCTTCTTTGCAGGTGCCTTAGCAGCCTTCAGAGCCTCATCTACGGCCTTAGCGTCTGGCAAGACACCAAAAGCCTTATCATTTGGATTAATTGCTCTTAATGCTACTGGAGCGATTGCAGCTACTAGAGCTGTCCACAAATCCTTTGGATCTGTTACTCCAGCCATGTATAGTGCTAGACCTGATGCAAGAACTGATCGACCATACGAAGCTAGCATTCCTTTTAGTTGTTCTGTATTCATATTATTCCTCCTAGGATATAACTCGTGTTAGTATTGTAAAACCAATCCATAAACCAATAATTCCTGCGACTCCCGCAAAAACTGGTGGTGCTGGAACTGGCAATTTGAATGCAGCAAACACGACGCCACATCCAAAACCTGTTATTGTTGATAGCACAATATCTTTCATTTTTACCCCTTAAATATTCCTTCTTTGTATTGTTTTACAAAACTTATTATATTTATTCTTTCTTCAATTGGTGGATTGTATATTTGTTCGATTCCTCCAGCAGTTAAAAGAATATTTTCAATATTTTCATTCTTTAGTTTATCTATCACTTCAGCAAATTCTTTGTAGGTAAAGTAATCATATTCTTTACGATCATCTTGTTCAAGATACTTATTCCATATTCCATCTGGTTTTGGCAAAGCCTCTAATTCTTCTTCTGTTTCTCTAAGCTTTGGCCTTATTGATACCATTATTTTTTTATTGTCTAACTCAAAAGCTTTACTTTTATACATAGCATAAGGAATAATCATTTTATTATTATGTTTTGACGCTGCATTAAAAACATATCTATTTGTTGTTGAAACAAAAAAATCTGGAAGTTTAGTATCAAGACCATTAAGCATGTCTAAGAAGTCTATTAAATAGTTTGATCTATCTATATTAGAAGACACATCTGTTACATCTCCCATGATTCCACTAAAGTCTTTTTTGTCACCATCTATATATTCTCTTCTAGTTTGTTTAATAGCCTGTTGAGTAAGTCCACTTCCAGATACTAGATTTATTTGTATTCTTCCTGGGCTCATTTCATTAAGAGAGTTGTATAACAAACATAAAAATTGTGGAGACATTACATATGGACGAGCTGCTACTAAATATTTAAATTCTTTATCGCTATCAATAACCCTAGCTATTTTTGTAAAAGATTCACCTTTTGTAACATCATAAATAAATAGACCACCATAAAAATGATTAGCATGTAGTTCTTCGACATCTTCTACGTGTGTGTTAAAGTAATAAAAGTTCACTATTAAATCACCTTATCTATTTTTTCTGGTAATAGGGTTTTTAATTCTTCTATTGCATCTGATAATATGCTTATTTGTGTTGCATATGGTTCAATTTCTAATGAACCAAAATCGTTATGATAACTTACCGTATCTTTTGTTTTTTCTATAATACCATCTATTGATTTTTGAACATCTTCAATATATTGATATGCCCAGTCCCTAGAATCAGAAAGAAATTTAATAAAATTTTCCTTGTGAATATCATTCTCATTTTTAAATTGAACATTATTATTGTCAATAAAGTCTTGTAATGATTTATGAGAAATTAATAGTCTTGTAAGTGATTTATTTAATTTATTTATTTTAAGCAATGAAATTAAATAAGCAAATGCAAAAGACCCAGCCAAGGTAAGGGATGTTGCAAGAATAATATTACTTATTAAAGATCCCATATTATAAGTATATACCATCTAGCACGTTGTTGTAAATTAAAAATAACATTATTTTATTGCCTCCCGTGTAACCAACACTATTGCTCCGTTCATTTCTAAAGCTTTTTTAACATTTACCACATACTGCAGTGCCTGTATTTTTTCATCATGAACCATTCTGGCAAATGAGTGTTCATTTAATTTAATTACAAGAAAATGATCACTATCAATAACTTGGACTTGGAATCCCTTTGGAGGGGTTATTGAATGAAAAGCTTTACGCATTGAATCTGTATACATTATTTTCTACCCCAACTAACCCTGTTCCACCCTCGCTCATGAAAGTAATAAAGGATTGTTTTTGTAACTACCTCAAAACTTGCAATTGCACCTGCTGTTACTGGTTCTTTGGTTATTACCCAAGATATAGCAAATGTATCTGCTGTGCCAATGACACGCCAGGTGATAGCCTTAAGTGCTGATCTTTGTTTAGTTACATTCATATACCCATCTCCTTGCGCTTTTGTGTAGCAGAGATAGCATGAATGTCTGCCCCCAAATCTACTTGTTCAATTTTATACCCAACATCACGTCCATAAACAATGTTAGTAATGTTAGGTAGTCTTAATACTAATGCACCATCCATGAATTCATCCTTGGCTATATATTCTTTTACCTGATCAAACTTTAAAGGATCTTTTTCACTTGTGTTGTATGTATTACGAACTCCAAGCAATACCTGATTTGTTCGCATTCCCGCCTCTAAATATAAAGCATGATGTCCTTCATGCCATGGTTGATAGCGACCAAGCATAAGTGTAGTTGGTGCGGACCAGTCATGTAACTGGCAAGCAGCAATAATAAGATCAGCTTCCTCCTTTACAGTCATCCCGCAAGAAATTCTGACATCGCATGACTCTGGATCTTCCCACATCTTGTTTGTATCTTCAAACCTTCCAGATTCAATTCTGTCTACCCAAATTAAAATATCTGGCTTACCAAAAACTGCACGGGTTAAATTAGTTGGACATACAAAGTCAACTATTACTGGAGCAACATCTTGCTTAGCAATAAGTCTTGCCATATCCCCCATACGTCTTGCTTGTTCAATTCTATCTTCAGGGCTAAACCCTAAATCTGAGTTAACTGTTGCACGAACTTCATCTGCATTAAGGTGAATAGCATTAATGCGTTCTTTTAATTCTTTTGCAAGAATGGTTTTACCAGAACCTGGCAGTCCAATTATTTGAATAATCATACTTCCTCCTTTTGCCATTGAATAAATGATTTAACGTATATAAACCCATAGGCAATGGCTGCTAAAATAAATCCATATTGTTTGGTAGTTACGGCATAAACTACCCACAAGCATTCATTAAGGCAAAGAACAAGCCATCCCCATATTGTTTTTTTACCAACAAAATAGATTCCAATAACACCAATTATTGCAAGTATCCAGGACCACATATTATTTATCCATTGTTAAAGATTGCCAAGTTTCTGCCCAGCCTAATTTTGTTCTGTGACTGTTAAATTCTTTAGAAATTTCCCCAGACTCTAAGTATACACCGCCCCAGATTCCCCATTCTTTAGAAGAAACTCCAACAGCAAAACATTTTTTTGCTACTGGACATCTACCACATAGTGAATCAATTATTGGTCTTACTTCTAAGTCTTCTTCATAAGTTTCAAAAAATAAATTATTATCAAGGCCTAGACATGAAGCATCGTCTTTCCATAGGTGCTGTTTCATAAAAACACCTACATCTTATACTTATGTGGAATATCCCAGCCATTGCGATCAATTTTAAATATTCGTTGTGTATACCACTGATCCCCAATTCGAACTCCATTAACAGCAGTTCTGCCCATCTCTGTTTTTTTGCGTTCTACTACATCCCAGCCAATCCAAGAAAGTAAATTGTTTTGCTTTACTATCTTTTCCATAGTTTCTAGTTTGTTTATTAACATAATTTAGCCCCCAACTAATATCGGAAAATACCGACCTCTATATTTTTTGATTCAGCAATGCTAACTAATTTTGATGCTGATTGTTTTGGCTTACTTAAAAAAGCAAAGTAGTTTACTTGCTCCATGTTTTCTTCAATCTGTGATGGAGGAACATAAAAAAATTTAATTTTTCTTCCACGAGATTTCATACCTCTTTCAGAAAGATTACAAAATTCAGAAGCAAAAGAATTAATGGTTGCTGGTCCAGCAGAATACAATATGAACTCTTTATCTTCATCTTTCATGCCTGAAAGAGCAACTCCCATAGCACGAATAAAAATGTTGTAGTCGTTAAATTCTTTTGTTCCCTGCACTGCCACTATCATTTTTGTTTCCATTCTGTAAATTATCTAATATCATTAGCATTTTTTCCATATCATTTTTTGACATGTTTTCTACATCTACTGGTCTTGCTGATGTAGACTCCACTTCTCCACCAATAGCGTTGGCTACATAAAAAATATTGTCAGATACCCAATAAGCTTCCTGGCCAATTACTATAACTCTAATCATACTCTTTTCTGTGTGTTTTGTCAACTGTGAAAAACGTCTTTTTTGATTAGAGGAATCAATTGAAAAAAAATATTTAAGTAACTCATGAGTATCTTTTTGACTATACAGAGTTCTTGACATTTTTTTATTAATTTTTTTCTTCATTATAACAATTATAGCTAACGATGTTAGCAAAGTCAATATACATGCAATAATGTATTGCATTTTATTCTAATTCTTTTACCTTAGTTGTTTTTTTTATATTTTTACCAATATCTTTAGTCTTTAATTCTTCAGAAAGTTTTTCAATTTCTACCTCTAAACTTCTGATCCTAGCTCCAAAGGTTGCTTTTTCAATCTTTGTTCTGTTAACAATAAGTTGAAGTTCTACATTTTTTAATTCAGCATCGGTAGTTCTTTTAACATAAAACTCCACTAATTGTTTAAAATCTTCAATATTTAATTCATCCATAATTTACCCCTTTCTAAAACTAAATGGACTTCCTATCCAAGCTTTTTCTGTTTTTTTCTTTTCACGTTCAACTATTGCTCTTGACCACGCAAAACCAGCATCTCCACCCCAAGCATCCCACATTATTCTTCCATTAGATGGAAATTCCGGACCATCAAAAAAACCTTTACCTTTTTTATCTACTTCGTGACGAGAAAAAAAAGAAAACATTCTTTTAACAGTGCTAAGAGACATTGCTGATCCATTAACGATATCTGTTGCTCTACCCCAACCTACTGGAGTTCCAGCACCAGTTGCCTTGCCATCTTCTTTCCATTTCAAAGCACGTCTTGCAGCAGCCTTCATTCCAGATGTGGGGGTGTATGTGTCTTCAGCCATTAGCTATCACCTTATTTTGTTTTTGTTTGTGTGGGCCCAAATCTGCTTTAATGCTACCATCTTTTCTTAAACGAACAATTCTGCCATTTTTAATTTGCATTGGATTAAATTTGTGATTTGAATAATAAGAGCCCGAAGATCTGTTTGCCATTATTTTTCAATTCCTCTTGGATTAAAAGATCCATCCCAAATATTTTTTGTTGTAGATTGTGATTCTGACTTATAAGTTCCACCACGACGCTTATACTCTTGGACTACCCAAGAATTTGCAACTGCAGATGGATAAACATCAAACTTATCTTTTGCTGCTTGAACAACTCTTGCATACAGCTTAGGATTTGAAGGAGTTGATCCACCACGACGTGGTTGAATCATTTCACTATAGTTAGGCTTTTTTGCTTTTTCCATTTCATTTTCCTTATCTTTTAGTTTATTAACTGGAACACAGTTAGGAACCATTCTTCCATTTTTGTCTTTCATTCCTCTTTGTTCATAACCAACCCAACAAGCCTTAGCCATGTTATCCCATTTATCTTCATCTTCATTGTCTGAATAATATGACTTCATTGTTTCTTCTGCATCCATACTGTGTGTATTGATATCTATTTTTTGTGCATCTGCATACATCATTCCAATGCTATAAGCCGTTGGCTTCCAGCTATTGTTGTCTTCTTTGTAAACCCTAACAGACATTGCAGGATTTTCTGGTGGCTTTGATTCAAGAGCATACTCAGATCCAGGAGTTCCAAGAGTTCCTCCCTCAATCATAATGTGTTCAACTACACCATGAATAAGACCTTCTGTTGTTGTGCCCATAACAAAATCGCCTTCTTTAACTATACTCATATATTGATTATATCAGACTTTGCGCTTAAGTAGTCTAATGATTTCTAAAAGAGACCATCTTTCTTTATTGGTTAAGCCTGATATATCCTTTTCGTTAAAGGCTTTTGGGGTTAAAACAATGATTGGATCCGCAGAAAATAGGTCTATGTCTATAAACTGCTTTTCCCACAAATTCATTACTTCTGAATTAACGGCATCTATATGCTCTTTATATAGATCTGGCATAAGGTCTTTTATTTTTGGAGTAAATGAATATAACATTTCTCCAGTATCCTCATCCAAGGCAGCAACTTCAAGGCCACCATTTAAAATTAAATCATTTATGATTCTATCTTCTTCACTGTTCATTAATAAATTTAACCAACGATTCTCTTGTTTGTGCCCCAGAAATACGACTAATCTCTTTACCGTTTTCCATCAATATAAAGGTTGGAATAGATTTTACTTCAAACCTTTTAACAAGCAGTTGTTCGTAATCAGCGTCTATCATTTGAAATTCAAAGCCTTCTTTTTTCATATCTTCAACAATAGGTTTTACCTTTTTACAAGGTGGGCACCAATCTGCTGTAAAATAAAAAACAGTTTTCATTTGTTATTTTTTGATCTAATCTTAGCAAGCAGCTCAAAATCTTTTATTTTAGTATCTCCAAGGTATCCCCAAGCATATCCATCATTAATCATTTTATCATTGAGTGAAATTGTATCTCCATTAACATAGAGCCAACCTAGAATGCGACCAAACTTTTCGGTTGAGTTCATTTTTTCTGTTTTAATAATAACAGACTTAGCATCTTTTAATTGTTTCTTTAGATATTCTTTAGACTCAAGGCCAAGAGCCTTTTCTTTTAAATCTTTTGTGCGAGATTCAGGTGTATCAATACCAGCCAATCTTACACGGGACTGAAACAATATATCAAACCCTAAATCAATAATTACATCAATTGTATCTCCATCAACAACATTTGTTACATCTTTAACAAAATACTCATACATTAATTTGCACTCCCTGTTAGTTTATTTTCTATAAGTTTTTCACGCTCGTCAACAACTTCAAGCATAAAAGACATCATTTTTGTATAAGTTTCTGGATTATCCATAATTTTATTATAATGATGACTACAAAATAACAAATCGCCAGTAATTCCTGTTACCTTTACGTAAGCTTGTGCTTCACAGCTATCACAACGATCAAGAGAATTTAATATCCACTCTTTTGGTTTAATTTTTTCATCAATCATAGTATTCATATTATACCGCTACTTTCTGTTGTCGGTGGAATAAAATCCAGAACCATTAAAAACTGCACCTATATTAGAGTATACACGAACCAACCTGTTATTACAAGTATCACATGTATACCCAGGATCATCTTCTTTTATTGATCTTTCTTTTACATACCTTTGTGCACAAGGCATACAGTCATATTCATATAGTGCCATTACTTAATTTTTTTTCCAAACTTTGCCCAAACTCTTTCATGAAGAAAGTAACCAATGGCTTCCCAGCCTATATAAATAAGAGCACCTAAACTAGCATACTCCCACTCACCAGTAAACAAATAAATTACTCCAGCAACACCAACAAGGTGAAAGGTTTCCCAACTTAATGTTTTAAGTAATGTTCTTTTATTTGATTCCATTACTTGACTCCTTTTAATCTACGAAATGTTTCTTCATCAACAATTCCTGTAACCTTAAGCTTTTCTTTTGTTTGAAAAGCTTTAACAGCCTTTTCTGTTGCTGGACCAAACTCTCCATCAACTTTAAGTTTTAGCATTGTTTGAATATTTTTTACGCCCTGACCCTTTGAGCCAATTTTTATTGGTTTAAATAGTTTAACTTCAGGAACGCTAACACCTTGAGACTTTGCAACTTCTGCAAGAGCAACCTTTTTTTCTTCAAGCGTTTTGACTGCTGGTGTATCTGCATCTGGATAATCAATTACCCCATACCCTGCAATAAATACAGGAAGACCTTTTTTATTTGGTCCATACGCACGAAGTTTTTTTACACACTCTCCACCGTTTGATTGGCTACCGCTTTTTCCGTCTGCCGTAGTATTTCCTTCAATAGTAATACATGTTCCATCACCATTATCTTTTAATACCCAACCAACGTGGTCAATATCTCTTCCTCCAGGAAAGTCAAAAAACACTACCCATCCTGCTTGTGGCTTATTTCCTTTTACTGGGACCCACTTGTTTTTACTTTTAAATGCTGCAACTCCTGCTGGAGTGTATACCACATTTGGAACTTTAACCCCTGCTTGGTTTGCAGTCCACATAACAAATGAACCACACCAAGGCAAAAAGTTAGCTTTTGTAAATGCCCCATACTTTGTTTCATTATCCTTTGGACCTTCAACAGTTCCTAATTCTTTTTGAATCACTTCTAATAAAAATGCTCTTGTTCCTTTTACTGACATAAATTATCCTCCTATAGATATACTTAATTATAGCACTATGCCGTCTTTTTTGTCAACCTTTTGTGAGTTCGAATCCTGTGGCAATTTGCACAGACTACCTCACATTTTGATATTTCTTTTTTAATTGCTGCCCAAGAAAATCCATCGTGAATCATTCTAGAAATATTGTATTTTTTATTACTAAGGTGATCAAAATCCAAAACTATATGGTTGCTTTCTCCACAATCTACACAACCAGATTTTTCTTTAATTTGTTTAAGGCGTTGTTTAAGCTCTTGTTTACCATATTGAACCAACTCTTTGTCAGTCATAGATCTTAATTATATCAGTAATTAAAGAGTCCTACACAGGTAGTCCGTCTGCAATGCGCCACGGTCATAATTAATGGGTAACTAAACCATCACTAAGGTCCTGTGTAGGACATGCCAGATATTTTATGTCGCTGTCTCCCCCGACAGTTACATTATACTACTTTATCTTAATTGTTTTTGGTTTCTTTTCTTCAGGAACAACACGATCAATACTTACGTGTAACATTCCATCTTTAAGGTCAGCACCAGTAACTTCCATATACTCTCCTAGAGCAAATGAACGTGTAAATTTTCTGGTTGCAATTCCTTTGTGAACAACTTCAGCATCAGTTACTTCAACAATTTCTCCTTTAATAACAAGGGTTCCATTATCTACAGAAACATTAATATCATCCTTTGTGAATCCAGCAACTGCTACTGAAAGTCTATATGTATCTTCATCTAATTTAAGAAGATCATACGGAGGATATGCTTGTGAATTTGTTTTATGTGCGGTATTAAGACGGCCTAACTCTCTGTTAAAGCCAATAAAAAAAGGATCATTGAATAGATCCATAGCAAACTGTGTTACCATTTTATTCCCCTTTCAAGCGAATAAGTTAATGTATCCCCGAAGGCAATACATATATATTATATCATAAAAGCTTATTTATAATAAGTTTTGCTTTTTTCATAATCAAAACCAAAGACTACAGATGCCCTCGGCTCTGTTACTACGGCTTGATGAATTACGCCTTTGGGTGCAAACAAAACATCTCCAGCATTAATCACATAGGTCTTATATTCGGAATCACTACTGTAAATATTCCAAGATACTGAGCCAATACAGTTCCATAAAAGAACATCGTGATCATCAGAATGAATTCCATATTCTGCCTCATTTCCAATAAAATTAATTAATACCTTGGATCCAGGAAAATCTATATTAAAAGAATTGTTTAATATTTTTAAAAACTCATCATACCATTTTTTATTGTATCCTAAAATATCAAAAACATGCATATCAAGATTATTATAAATTAGTATATCAGTTATCCTGTTGTTATTTTCTAGAAGCCTGTTTCCAGGTTCTTGTTTTGAATTTTGTTGATTTAAAGAATGATATTTATAATTTAAGATATCGATAAAATTTTCCCATTTTAAAACATTGGGTAGTTGATTTTTAAATAAAACAACATCATTATTATCTCTAGCCTTTTTTATTAACTCTTTAATTTGTGGTGTATCTAAACTCATTTTATCCATTCACCTTACTTACAGAAACATAGTCCCCATTGTTTGTCTTTTTTAATACTTTAATTGTGTAGTTTTGATAGCTAACCGATTCACCAACGCTTAATGTTCCTGTTAACCCAAAGCGTCCAACCTTAGTAGGTTGCAATTTACTAGGATTTGACACTATTGAAATTGAACCTTTCCCACCAGGCAACTTAGTATCAATTTTGTATACAACAACTCCCTCATATGCAGATGGAAATGTGTTCTCGGGTGAACTTCTCATCACTTCGATTGCAAGGGCAGAGCTTGGTGACAATTTTAAAATTACTGATTTATTTTCTTTAGTTGCAGTTGATAGTGGCGATATTAGATGAACCGTTTCTTTTGGTGCTGATTCGTCTAAGCAAGCAACTTGACTATCCTCAATCCAATCTAAATACCACCTTTGCCAACCGTGAAGTTCATCAAGACCAAAAACATTTCCCATGGGATCCCAGGCTCCTATATTCTTTTGATAATAGTCATAGACGTGAGTTAGTCCTAATAGATGCCCAGTTTCATGAAGCAGCCAATTATTTTTTGAAGGATCATTAATATATTCTCCTATTGGACCAACTGTGCTTAAGAACGAAGTCTTGCCATCTACATTAAAGCCTGAGCCACCAGTCGCTCCTCCCTCAGCCTTTGGAAAAAAGGTTGGGGTAACAACATTTACAAAGTCATACTTACTGAAATCAATATCATTATCGGCAATTGTTACTGCTGACTGAACAAACCTACTATATTCAAGGCCAAGTGCAGGAGTTGATCCCGCAACATTTACATATTCATTTTTAGTAAAAGTCTTATAGCTTCCTGGAAGTCTATAAATCTTTTCGTTTACATCGAATGAAATTCTATATTTCCCGTAGCTCAAACCATTAAACGTTTTTTCGGCCACTGGTATTTGAACATTCTTCCAAGTGTCTATCGCTTTATTATCTGCTACCAAGTCATCGAAATCAACGAATAAGACTATTGATTTTCTTTCACCAATTGACGGGATATATCTTTGATTCCTTGGAAAACCAAGATAAGAATCGCTATCCGGCGCTGTGTAGGGCAATTTGCAGATTGATGAATTGGCATAGACCGAACTTTCGCTGACTACTGGATCTGGCGTAGGAACCGGCGTTGGGGTTGGTGCTGGAGATGGAGTTGCTGGAGTTGCTGGAGTTGGCTTAACAACAACCACGCCTTTATTCCAAACTAACTTTTTTCCTGACTTAATACACGTATAGCTTTTATCTAGATAGACAGCTTTTTGTTTTTGGACTTTGCATTTAGACCCAGGATCAACTTTCTGCGCAGATATTGCTACTGCAGGAATTAGGGAGAGGGCCAGTGCAATCAACAACCCCTTGGCAATACTCCCCTTGGTTCGCACTAAACAAGGCTACTGGAAACTTCTAGCCAAATGGGGCTTAGAGCAATCTTTTCTACTCTTACCTCTCTAAATTTGCTCCCACATACTCAGATTCCAAGGTTTGGCAGGAAGAGGAAGCTTGGACCAGTCATCATGTTGAACTGTCAGTCCCGTATGTTAGCTTTTGCTTGTAAGAAGTTGTGGGTGTTATCTACAAAATCTGTATTTAATATCCACACT